TGGATTCTGTTTTAGTTTGCAAACAATAACTTTCATACCATCTACAATCTCTTGCGAATACTTGTCGCCGTTCATACGCTTTAGTGTGTTCCAGTTGATACTTGCTCTTACGTGTCCGGGCATGTTTGCTTTGCCCTGCTTTTCTTCAAGTCGCTGATAGTGTCCGATCTTGTTTGCACGTTTCGGGCTACCTTTTTCCCAACCTGGACGTTCTGAAAACTCCTTACGGAATTCTGTAATACGATCTAACACTTCTTTCTGTGGAACATCAGTAAGTACCATAAGTAATAGCTCACTTAAGAATTGTTGCATAAACACAGGAGTATCTGATCTACGCAAGTCCAAGCCCATTGCTTTTACTTTGCCTACTTTACCATCTGTATCACTTCTGAAGCCTTCAATGTCATATACTAATGCCGCATAACGTTTCTTAGTAATAAACAATCCACTTTCAGCAACGATTTCTCTACCTGCAGCAATAACGTCTGATCTACTCTTTGGGCAATGGAATGCTTCTAACATAAACTTTGGAAATGTTTCGTTAGCAGCTTCGCACACTTGGTCATAAAGTGTAATTACATTATCTTTATCCCACGGAAGTTGTCCTGCATCAATTTGTTCTTTAAGTGTAGGATATCCACTAAAGTAACAAGAGTCAGTATCACCATATATCATTGCTTCGCCTACATGATCATATGTACCTGTAATAACTTTGTTTACTTCTGCACTCATATGCTTAACAATAGTACGTCCTGTTAGCGTTGTAGACTGACCAATACGTTTATCAAAGAATCTACATCCTGGATTAAGGATAGCACCATACAAACTATTCAAGTTAATCTTCTTAACCAGCTGTCGTTTATCCCAGTATTCGATCTCTACAGCATTGCCTGCGTCTTTTGCTTTTTTAAGATGTGCTTGTAGTTCTTTACGTTCTGAATACCAACGCTTTAAGATACCTGGAATAACACCTTCAAACTCTGTTGTAAAGATTGTACCATTTGAACTAAGCATCCAAGGCTGATTACTATCAAATATTACTTTGTATATTTCAGCACCTGACAGTACATCACTGCCGCCGGATTCCCAGTCAATTGTAAGTGAAATATCCCTGCGTTGTTCCATGACCGCTTCATATTCTTCTGTAGCAAAGCGTCCTTCCCAACTACCTGCAAAGCTCTTCTTCTTCAGAGTCATATCTTCGTGTACACGACCGTCAGTAATATCAGGACGTATCTGTCCTATAATAGTTTCAGGTGCCATATTTAATGCACGAATTACACTTGGATACAGTGAATTCAAGTCCATTGACCCAATCCACTTGTGCAACCCTTTTTTCGGAAATGCTACATATGCTCCTGCAGCTTGTGTGTTCTCGTCGTCATATCTTTTACGATTAGGAACTTGTAATCCTCTGTTCCATGCTTCGTTAACAATCGCTTGTTCTGTAACTGCAACAGCACCCATAGTAGTCTGTAGCAAAACAGTATTTGCATGTGCAAGTTCATTACTAAGATCAATAAATCTTAGTTTTTTGTCCAGCTTGTCCAGTAGTGCGGTATCTTGAATGTTGTATTCAATGAACTTTCTAAAGTCATTGTTGTACAGTTGATCCAAAGTACCTTCATAAGGTACCTTATTCTCTCCAACTTCAATCTCACCAATTGCATCAAGTCTATATGTGTGTCTTTCTTCATATGTGTATTTACGATATAAATTCAAACTATCTAAATGTACTCTACCTATTAGGTCAAAGGTAACAGCTGATTTGCCAAACTTTTCATATTCTCTTTTTTTAGGCAACTGACCCCACAAACAAAAACGTCTAGTGTCATCTTTGCTTAGTACACGACTAGTTCTGTTTACAGTATACGGAATATCATAACCTTCGCTGTTCCATCCTGATAAAATATCAGCATCTTCAATTAGTGTTAAGAAAGTGTCAATCATTTCACCTTCTTTTTCAAATAGCATTACATTTTCAATGCCTTCAAGTGTTTTCTTTGCTTCATCTATTGTAAGTGTCTTAGGAGGAACAGCAAGACACACCATTGTTTCCATCCATTGCAAATATACACTTATACTTGTAATAGGCATAAATGGATCACTAGGATCAGCAAAGCCACGCTCTGGATCAAAGTCAGTCTCAATATCGAAGAATGCAATGTTTAGTTTAGGAGCATCTTGATTGAGATAGTTCTCACTCAAACATTGGAAGATAGGATTAATATCGCTCTCAAACAAGTTCTTGCCTTTGTTAATAGCAACTTCTTTACGAAAGTCTTTAGTGCTCTTACATACAATACGTGTTAGTGGATCACCATAAACACTTTTATACTTGCCTCTAGGATCTTCATAATAAAATGTATATTTGGATTGGTATTCGTGATAATGCCTCTTGCCGTCTTTGCGTTCTACTACACGAATAATATCTTGATCTCTATCAAAATGTGCATCTACATAACTCATTTTTTATTCCTGTCTAACCATTTTTTTGTTTTTCTATAAAATCCGTCAAAAGTAAAGTGATGCTTCATAAGACTTCGCCATTCTTCTTCTGGTACCCATTTTGTTTCTAATTCTATTTTAACATCGTGTTGCAAAGGAGTCAAGTATGCAATTACATTCCCTGCTTCGAGTGTTATTTCACTCGGTCCTAAAGAAGGTGCTATAAACATATTAACTGCTGTTGCTGATTGGTACGCAAAATTTAATTCGCCTGGTAATAAATTAAACCGTCCTAATTGTTCTGTATGATGCCAACTTGGATTATGCATTAAAAAAGGAATATCTCTGCAAGGGCCTTCTGCTGTAACTAGCCAAGGACTCATTAATTTTACATGTGTATAACCTTTAAAAGCACTGTTCCATTGATCAGGATGATGTTGTTGAACAAAATGTTGTTCTTCGCCTTTAGGAACTCCTGGTACATCAACATCAATAATTTGGCCTTTATCGTATTTGATACGTATGTCTTGCCATAGTGGAATATTAATTGTATTTTTAAATAAGTCGACCATTCCGGGACAACTATTCATATTCGGAAATAATTTATCTTTTGAAACTTTTAAAGTTTTAAACCAGTCCGGAACAAGTTGTCCTGCTAGTTTTGGGGGAAACATATCTATCAATTGTTGTGTGTGATAGGTATGAAAAGTCAATTTGACTTTCTTTTCTTTTTTAAACATTCATTCTCCGTTGCTTATGGCCAACTTAACCTTAATCATGCCTGGCAATTGCCATTGGCGTTATTATTACTTATTACAACATCAAACCTGCTACGTAAATAATGGTTAGACCAATATTCATATATAACAGACTGTTTTCTTTCCATAAGTAACCAACTGCAATCCACAGTGCGTTACCTACAATAAATGCCCAATGATGCCAATGCCATTCAGGCACAAAACTTGCTAAAGTCGCCGCCGCAACTAATACAACAGTTGCTAACCAACTAAGCCACTGGTATGGTTTTTTGTTTACCACCATCCTGCAGCAACTCCATATCCAAATACATTAATAACAGCAAAGTAACCTGTTAGTAACATTACCCATGCCGCGCCTCTGCGTACAGCTGCGTAGCATTGTGTAACCGATCCTACAAAGAAGAACGGATATATAATTAGCATGTTTGGGTCTTTAGCATTAAATGCCAAAGTTAAACTTGCCGCTACCGTAAATATAAAGCTGACAAGTTCAAATGCAAATGCAATTTTGTCGCTTTTATAACTGTTGATCCAAAAGTCTTTAATTTTTTGCACTACTTGTCCTTGCCGACTGTAACAACTAGTGTTTCTAAATCGTCAAACTCGTCATATACACGGGCCCAATCACCTTTCTGTGCAATCTTAATAGCTTTGTTAATTAATCCTGGTTTAATATCTAATTCTTCTGCTACTGCTTTTACAGTATCTTTCAAACCTGCATTTAGATCTTCGATCTCTTGCAATACTGTAACACCTTCGTTAACAAGACGTTCTAGTTTTGCTTTTTCTTCTGCACCATAGGTACGTTCACTCATAATTTACTCCTTGTAATTTAAGTATATTATACGTTATTTTTTATGGTTTGTCAAGTATTATTTTTGCTTTTTTTCTTCAAGCATTTTTAGAAGCTGATCTTTGATAGATTCGTTCTTTTTGGCGTTTTTGGTTGCTGTAGCATACATAACTGCTTCAGCATCTTTGCCATAGCGATCTTTGAAATCGCCTTTGTTTTTCTTCATACCTTTTACGATACGTTCTCTTTCTTTTGTTTCCGGCTTTGTAAGTTCACGCTCTTGTATAGATTCTTGCATGCTGTTTGCCGCTGCGTTTGCTGCTTTTTTAACTTCTTCTTCGTCTGCTTCTGGCATTATTGCTTTGATAGCACGATATATTGCTTTGTATAATTCACCTGTTGGACTAAATCCAATTTTCTTTGCAATAGTTCCTTGTCCAAAACTATTATCTATGGCTTTTGTAAACGCATCATCTTCTTCGCCTACCAGTTTATCTCGTGTAGGATTTTTTATAGTCATAGCAGATAGTTTAGCAATAGCGTCTTTGCCTTGTAATTGTCCTGCAGGACCTTCTTTTTGTGTTTCGTTTAAGGTTACACCAGCTAATCTAGCAAAGTCAGAAATACTATACTCTTTGTCCATTTGTAATGAACCTTGTGCTACTTCTACACTTTCTTGCACGTAATCTTTTGTAGGAGCAACACTTTCTTGCGGATTTCCAGCCATTGCCTTAAGTGCTTGTTTGTCAGCTTCAGGATTAGAAGGAAATAGTTCCTTCATCCTTGCACTCATTTCATAAAAATCACTCATGATCTATCAGCTCTTCTAGTCAACACATGGTTAATTGCTTTGTCTATATCAAGTGGTTTAATATCAGGAAACTTTTTCGACATTCTACGTTTTGTTCCTTGTGTGCCATATCTGATTAGAGCTTTTTCAACCCACGGAATATATTCTTCTTCCATTTCTTTACCAGACCAATCTAGGAAATCAAGAAATCCTTCGTTTGTATCTGCTTGTTGGAAATATTGTAAAAATTCTTTATGACGCTTGTGCATTTCAGCAACATCTGGGTTCTTAAGATAAATTTTCAACCAGCCTTTGTATTCGGGACTATTGCCGATTGTTTTTTCTTTCTTTTTGAAAAAGTCAAATATACCTTCGGAAACTCTCATGTTATTTTCCGTCTGAACCGTCAGCGTCTATACAGTTGTTTACTCTTTTTCCACCCTTCATTTTAGTTTTAGGGCTTCCAATCTTTTTACCATCCCAACATGCTGGACCGCCTGCTGGTGATTCTTTTTCGCTAACTTTTTTGTCAACTTTTTTAGCAACTTTAGCTTGCATCGCTTCTAAGTATGATTCTTCAGTCATTGTCTTAGAACGTTTCATGACATTTTTTACGCTCTTAGATTCAGCAAATTTCATGTCGTAATCCATAGCATGGTATACTGATCCAATGTAATCTGCTGCTTTTGTAATTTTTGATTGTTGCCAACCTTCAATGCCTTCAGCTTCACTTACTGTTTTAAGCATATCGTGTAGTTTGATAGCATATTTTGCAATCTTATACAGGTCCGCTCGTGCCATTTGTACTTCGTGGTCACGTTCAGCTGCATGTGCTAGATCGCCTAAGCCGCCTTCTTTAAGTTTTTTAGTCATAGTTATCTCCGAATACTTTAATAGTAGTATTTATGCTTGTTTCTTTTTCTTTGACTTCTTTTTGCCGCCGAGTAAATTGCCATATTCTAGTCCGTTTTTCATTGTACCGTCTGCATTGTACATATTTCTACTCTGCGTAGTGCCAACATTTCCTACTACTGTAGCAACACTATCTGATGTGGTAGACTCAGATACAGCTTTCATAAGTGTTTTTCCTGCTAAACCATCACCATTGTCTCTGTACCAATCACTAAATCCGTCCATGTTTTTTATCATGTCTCTAAAGCCTGCTATAATAGCCTCTTTATTACCTTTGTTACTTTGGATAAGATCCATAATCGCATCAGTGAACATATCATCTGCTGTCGTTTTTTGTTTCTGTTGCTTCAAGCGTTTTTCTTTTTCAGGATCTTTCATATGTATTGCTCTAATAGCTGGACCTAATGTGTTTAAAATATCACCTTCACCTACATCTTGACGTCCTAATGGCACACCGTCTTTCATTGCCTGTCTTTTGTTAGCTTCTAGTCCTGCTTTAATTTGAGGAAGCTGTTTGCATTGCTCTGCCCAGGCAGGGTCGTTAGCATATTTTTTACATGCAACTTCTAATTCTCTTACCATTTTATCTATTACTTTAAGCATATCTGGAAAAACTTTATTCATAAGAATTTCGCCTAATCCATCGCCTGCCCTCATGGCAGCATCTGCATCACCTCTTGCATTTGCTTGTTTTACGTTTGCACCAATTTGTCGAACTTTTGCTATATCGTCTTTCGTTGTTCTAGTTTGAAACTCTTTTAATATTTCATATATTTTCATTATGCTCTCCCACTTTTCATATTAGCACACCAATGATACATTTTAGCACGTTCACCGCTTGCTTTTTTAGCTTTGGCTCTTAGCTCTGTTACACTACCATTACAACTAGCACCTGACTTCTTTACTCTGCCAGGTCGGCTTTTGCCTTTTTTCTTACCGTCTGCAAAGTTTTCATCTACAGAAGTAACAGCAAATGGCAAATCAGGATTATCTTTCTTAAAATTTTTTAAACGTTTTTCGAAATCTTCTTGATCCATTTCCAAGCCGTTGTCGTTGTCTTTTGGCAAATCTTTATAATATTTTTCCATATCACGTATAATTTCTTGACGTTGTATTTCGCGATATCTTTCACGTGATCTTTTCTGCTTTGTATCAAGTTCTTTTTTTGAATACTTTGTAGGATCAAAATAAGATTCAGATATGTTTTCTGTGATAGCTTCCCCTAAATAATCATGCTTAATATAATATATAACATTACCTAACCAATGTTTAAACATTTTATCTGTATCTTTTCCAGCTT